CAGTTAAAAAATCTAACAACTAACGTAACCTTTAACCCTTTACCTGTAGAGTTGCTCCTTGAACAGGTAAGGGGTTTTTTTATAATTAACTTGGGGAAGTAAATTGAATACAGAAGCAAATACATTTGTTAAACATATACCTTGTGAGGCTTGCGGTAGTAAAGATAACAATAGTTTATATACTGACGGGCATACTTATTGTTTTGGTTGTGAAACTAGGACAGGTGTAGGTAATGAAAACTACACACCTATAAGCACGTTAGCTACTAACACCAATAGTTTTTTACATTCTTATAAAGGATCTTACAATGCTCTTGATGATAGGAAGATTAGTCTTAGTACTGCTAAAGTATTTGGCGTTCTATCTGTCACCAATAAACACGTTTATCCTTATTATAATAATAATGAAGTTGTCGCAACGAAGACAAGAGAAATAGATACTAAGAAATTTTATTCTGCTGGTAGCTTTGAAGGCACAGGATTATTTGGTGAGCAGTTGTATCGAAACACAGGCGGTAAGTATCTCACAATAACAGAAGGCGAGTGTGATGCAATGGCTGTCTATGAAATCTTCGGAGGCAAGTGGGCTGTTGTTTCTCTCAAACGTGGCTGTGCTTCAGCAGTAAAAGATATTAGAGAAAGCTTAGAGTTTGTAGAAGCATACGATAATGTAGTACTTGCGTTTGATAATGATGAAGCAGGACAGAAAGCTGCAAGAAAAGTAGCCCGTATATTAAAGCCTAACAAGACTAAGATTATGTCTTTCCCTACAGGTTTTAAAGATGCTAATGATATGCTTAAGCAAGGGAAGTTTGAAGAGTTTACTAAAGCTTGGTGGAATTCTAAAACTTATACACCATCAGGTATCCTGGAATTATCCAGTAAGAAAAGTGATTGGTTACAAAGAGAAGAAAAAGAAAGTGTACCGTATCCGTGGGAAGGCCTTAACAATAAGCTATACGGTATGCGTAAAGGGGAGTTGATTACTCTTACTGGAGGTACAGGATTAGGTAAGTCAAGTGTCACTAGAGAGTTAGAACACTGGCTCATCAAAAATACAACAGACAACGTAGGCATTTTAGCTCTTGAAGAAAACTGGTTGCGTACAGCCGATGGTATTGTTTCTATAGAAGCTGACGATAGACTTTACTTAGCAGAAAAAAGAGCGCAGTATTCTGATCAAGAATTAGAAAGATTATTTGATAATGTTATTGAAGAGGGTAGAGTATTTATCCACGCACATTTAGGTGCTACTAATATTGATGAGATCTTTTCTAAACTTAGGTACATTATTATAGGTTGTGAATGTGAATGGATAGTAGTCGATCACTTACATATGCTTATTAATGTAATGACAGAGGGAGATGAGAGACGAGGCATAGATAACTTAATGACTCGCCTTCGCTCTTTAGTAGAAGAGACAGGTGTAGGTATGATACTTGTATCACATCTAAGAAGGGCAGCAGGAGAGAAGGGACACGAACAAGGTATTGAAGTATCTCTTTCTCATCTTAAAGGATCACAAGGTATCTCACAGTTATCTGATTGTGTAATAGCCTTAGAAAGAAATCAACAGGCTGATGATCCAGAAGAAGCTAACACAACTAGAATAAGAGTTTTAAAATCTAGGTACACAGGAGATACAGGATTAGCCTGCAGTTTAAAATATAATTCAAACACAGGAAGACTTTATGAAACAGAACTTGATCTCTCTCCCCAACAAAATAGCTCATCACCGTTTTAAAAAAGTAGTCTTTGATGTAGAAACAGATGGGTTAGAAGGCAATACAATACACTGTATAGTAACCAAAGTAATTGGGGGCGAGACTCGTTTGTTTCCCCCTGATAAGTTACAGGAAGGAGTAGATCTTTTAGCCAGTGCCGATGTATTGATAGGGCATAACATCATAGGCTTTGATATCCCTGTAATTAAAAAACATTTCGATGTTACCTTAACTAATCATATTGAAGACACTTTAGTAATATCCCGATTGGTTAACCCTGTACTCACAGGAGGTCATAGTCTAAGTAACTGGGGCTACCTTCTTTATCCTAATAATGCAGAAAAAAGAAAGGCAATACAGCCAGATAGTTGGAGTGAGTATACAAAAGAGATGGGTGCTTACTGTATCCAGGATGTAGAATTAAATACAGATATATATTATAAGTTGTTAAAAGATGCAATCGTGTTTAGTCAAGAGTCTATTGATCTAGAACATTCAATAGCTAAGATAATTAAAGATCAAGAGATTACAGGCTTTATGCTTGATGAAAAGAAAGCAACTATTCTTTCTGCTAAACTAAAATCTAAGATGGCAGTACTCGAAAAGAAAGTACACGAAACATTTAAACCTAAGTGGGTAGATGATAGATTAATTACTCCTAAGTTTAATAAAGATAAGTCGTTATCTAAAGTACCTAAGTTAACTGATGAAGAACTTATTAAAGTTACAGCTAATAACTACCAACCTTTTATGCGGCAGAAGTGGGTAGAGTTTAACTTAGCTAGTCGTAAACAAATTGGTGAATACCTTATTACTTTTGGATGGGAACCTAAAAAGTTTACACCTACTGGTCAACCTATAGTAGATGAAACTACATTAGAAAAAGTTAAAGGTATACCTGAAGCTTCACTTATTGCAGAGTTTATGATGTTACAGAAACGAGTAGCACAGGTAGGTTCTTGGTTAGAGCTATCACAAGACAGCAGAGTACACGGCTTTGTTATACCTAACGGAGCTATCACAGGTAGGATGACACATCGAAACCCTAACGTAGCACAGACACCTAGCTCTCATAAACCTTACGGTAAAGAATGTAGAGAATGTTGGACAGTACCTAAAGGATATAAGTTAGTAGGTATTGATGCTTCAGGTTTAGAGCTGAGAGTCTTAGCACACTATATGAAAAATAAGGATTACATAAATGAAATTATCAACGGAGATATTCACAGCACAAATCAATCACTTGCTGGCCTTGAACAGAGAAGTCAGGCTAAAACTTTCATCTATGCACTCATATACGGAGCTGGAAATGCTAAAATTGGAAGCGTGGTTGGAGGAAACTCAAAAGTCGGTGCATCACTTAGAGATCGTTTCCTCAACAATCTCCCATCACTTGGAAATCTTACAGCTAGTGTTGAGCGAGCAGCAAGTACACGCAAGTACCTTAAAGCATTAGATGGTAGAGTTATTCACATAAGAAAAGTTTACTCTTCTTTAAATACTTTATTGCAAGGAGGAGGCGCTGTTATTATGAAGACAGCTCTTGTCTTGTTAGATAAAAAGATTAAAGATCTTAACCTGGATGCTAAGTTTGTAGCTAACGTACACGATGAATGGCAGATAGAAGTTAGAGAAGATCAGGCTGAACAAGTAGGACAGCTAGGAGTACAGGCTATAGTTGATACTGCTGATGTATTAGATATGATTTGTCCTTTAGATGGCGAGTATAAGATAGGAGATAACTGGAGTGAAACACACTAATCAATTAGATTTTTTTTATGAAGAAATAAATCAAGAAGATTACGAAGAAGATTACGAAGAAGATTTTAAAATATGTTATACTTGCAATGAATCTTTATCTATTTCTTTTTTTCAATATACTGACGAAAGAAATAAATGGAGAAGAAGAGATTGTACTCCCTGTAGAAAAAAATATCAAAGAATTTTAGGGGACTTAAGAAAAAAACATATTGTTCCTAACAATCATAAATGTCCTATTTGTTTAACAAATGGAAAAAATTCAATTGGTAAAAGAACTATGTGGGAATTAGATCACTGTCACATTACAAATAAATTTAGAAATTATTTATGTGGTACTTGTAATAGAGGGTTAGGATTTTTTAAAGATGATTTAGAAAATATTAAAAAAGCATTAGAATATTTAAATAAACACAAGGAGAACTTATGAAGAAATTAGATACAGTAGTAGAGGACATCTATAAAGAAGTATCTAAAATTAGTGACGGTAAAACATTAAAGGTTACTGATAAACAATTAGATGAATTTGCAGAAGGTATGAAGGCAGCTATGAAACACTGGCTTACTCCAAGAGAAGTAAAGAAACCTTACTTGCGTATGTCTAACATAGGTAGACCAGAGAGGCAGCTATGGTATGATATGAAGAGAGATCCTAAGAAAAATACATTAGCTGCTTCAACACAAATTAAATTCTTATATGGCCACTTGCTTGAAGAAGTTGTTTTGTTTTTAGTTAAGTTATCAGGACATAAGATAACAGATCAACAGAAAGAAGTTACTGTTCAAGGTATTAAAGGACATATGGATTGTAAGATAGACGGAGAGGTAGTAGATATTAAGTCAGCTTCTAACTTTGCCTTTAGGAAATTTTTATTCGGTACACTTCCTGAAAAAGATTCTTTCGGATACCTTGCACAGTTAGCAGGCTATGAAGAAGCAGAGAAAACTACAGGCGGTGGGTTCTTAGCTATCAATAAAGAATCAGGAGAGTTAAGTTTATTTAAACCTCAGAGTTTAGATAAGCCTAATGTTATTGAAAAGATTAAAACATTACGTCAACAGTTAAAAAAGAAAACTCCACCTTCTCGATGTCATTCTCCTGTAGCTGATGGATCATTTGGTAATATGAAATTACCTAGCGAGTGTAAGTGGTGCGTACATAAGTTTGAATGTCACAAAGATGCTAATGATGGAAAAGGATTAAGAGTTTTTAAATACTCTAATGGTCTTAATTATTTAACAGTAGTTAAACGTACACCTAGAGTAGAAGAACTTGCCTCGTAGATTTCCACGCAAGGTAAGGCCCAGAGAAAAGAATATTCCTAAAGGGTACGATAGTAAGTGGGAGTATGAGTTACATCAAGGCATACTTAAATCCTGGAGTCATCATACAGATAAAGTACCTTATGTAGTACAGCATACCTATGAGCCTGACTTTGTTAAAGATAAAATACTTATCGAAGCAAAGGGTAGGTTCTGGGATCACGCTGAGTACAGTAAGTACATATGGATTAGAAAAGCTTTACCTGATACAATGGAATTTATATTCTTATTTCAAAAGCCGTATGCTCCTATGCCTGCAGCTAAGAAAAGAAAAGATGGTACTAAAAGAACTCACGCTGAATGGGCGGAAGCTAATGAGTTTACTTGGTACTCCGAAGAAACTTTACCAGAGGAGTTTAGATAATGAACTATAAATTTAACGAAGACACAACATTACAAATGATAAAAACATATATAAAAAATACTTATAACGCACACTATGCTAAAGATAAAAAGTATCAAGCAACAGATATGATCTTTGATTCTGGATACGGTGAAGGGTTTTGTCTTGGTAACATAATGAAGTATGCTATGCGCTATAAAAGAAAAGAAGAAGGTTACTTACTGGATATTAAAAAGCTTATACACTATGCCATTATATTGTACGGTGAAGAAATGAAACGTATAAATACTCTTGGTGAAGAGGTAAAAGATAAAGACTTTATGAATCAACATATACCTGATGGTAAGATAAGAGAAGGTTGGAATAAATAATGAGTAGGCTTTTATATATGATTCCTTTTATAGGAATACCTATAGGACTTTATTTTTTAATTACTTTTAATATGGCTTATGCTATTTTAATTGCAGGGTTAGCTCTAACACAAATTATATTTTGTTTGGTATACATTATATGGAATATATTTTTAGCAGGTGTTGATGGAGTATTAGAAGTACAAGTTAAATTATGGGATGCTTTTTTTCCTGTAGTATTTCTTTTAATCTGTGCTGTTTCTTTTCTATATTCAACACTAACTAATTTAACAATAGCTTTAACAGGATTTTAATATGATAGAAAAAAACATACACAACGTAGGGTTACCTACAAACTACCAGCAATTTATACATCTTAGCAGGTACGCTAGGTGGAATGAAGATAAGAAACGTAGAGAAACTTGGGATGAAACAGTAGCTCGATACTTTGATTTCTTTGAGAAACATTTAAAAGAAAACCATAACGTAGATAACATTACTTGGCCAGCCGTTAGAAAAAGTTTAGAAGAGGGTGTGCTTTCGTTAGACATTATGCCTAGTATGCGAGCATTGATGTCAGCAGGTAAAGCATTAGAACAGGATAACGTAGCAGGATTTAACTGTAGCTATGTAGCTGTTGACACACCTAGAGCCTTTGATGAAACCTTGTACATACTTATGTGTGGCACAGGCGTAGGCTTTAGTGTAGAGCGACAGTACGTTAACCAACTTCCTGATTTACCTGAAGAACTACACAAGACAGATACTATCATTAAAGTAGCTGACTCTAAAATAGGGTGGGCAAAATCCTACAAAGAAATGTTATCGTTACTATACTCAGGGCAGATACCCACTTGGGATGTATCTAACATAAGACCTTACGGAGCTAGGCTTAAAACATTTGGTGGTCGTGCCAGTGGCCCTGCTCCTTTAGAAGAACTGTTTGAGTTTACTATTAATATATTTAAAGATGCTTTAGAAAAAGGACAGCGTAAGTTAGTCTCTATTAACTGCCACGATTTAATGTGTAAGATTGCAGAGGTAGTAGTAGTAGGTGGAGTAAGACGTAGTGCTTTAATCTCTCTTAGTAACCTATCAGATAACCGTATGCGTAACGCTAAGTCAGGTGCTTGGTGGGAAGATAATCAACAACGTGCGTTATCTAATAACTCTGTAGCCTACACAGATGCTGCAGAAACTGGTGCGTTTATGCGTGAGTGGTTGTCTCTATACGAGTCTAAGAGTGGTGAGCGTGGTATGTTTAACCGTCAGGCTGCAGAGAAACAGGCAGCTAAAAACGGTAGACGAGAAGAGTATAAAGACTACGGTACTAATCCTTGTAGTGAAATCATTCTACGCAACAAACAGTTCTGTAATCTAACTGAGGTTGTTGTTAGACCTGATGATACTATGGATTCTTTAAGAACTAAAGTTGAGGCAGCTACTATACTTGGTACATTCCAGGCTACGCTAACAAACTTTAGATACCTGACAAGTAAATGGAAACATAATACACAAGAAGAATCTTTGCTTGGTGTTTCTCTTACAGGTATAATGGATAACATTGATATGATAAATGGTAAGATAGACTTAGAATATTTAAAGAACTTATCTGTATCAATTAATAAAGTATGGGCTAAGAAGTTAGGTATCCCCCAATCCGCAGCGATTACCTGCGTTAAACCTAGCGGAACAGTAAGTCAACTAGTCAATAGTGCTTCAGGTATTCACACTAGGCACAGTCCATATTACCTTCGTACAGTAAGAGCCGATAAAAAAGATCCTTTAGCTAGGCTTATGGTTGATGCAGGTGTATATCACGAAGACGATGTAACTAAACCAGAACATACTTATGTATTCTATTTTCCTATCAAGAGTCCTAAAGGCTCACTTACTAGAAAGGACTTTACAGCTATTGAGCATTTGAATATTTGGAAAGAGTATCAGGATAACTGGTGTGAACACAAACCCTCTGTCACTATCTCTGTTAAAGAAAACGAATGGATGGAAGTAGGTGCTTGGGTACATAAGAACTTTGATGATGTCTCTGGTATATCCTTCTTACCTTTTTCAGATCACTCTTATAAGCAAGCTCCTTATCAAGAGATAACCTACAATGAGTATCGTAGTTGGTTAAAGAAAACTACAGACATAGTAGATTGGTCAAAGATAACAGAGTACGAGACAGAAGATATGACTGAGAATACTAAAGAGCTTGCGTGTAGTGCAGGTACTTGTGAGATTATTTAATGGCTAGAATAAAAAGGGAAGAAGCAAAATTATTAGGCTATGAAATTTTGTTTAATAAACAAGGACAGTTAATTAGCGAGAGAACAAGTACAGATATTACTAAGTTAAAAAATCAATTAACTAAAGAAGACTTTAACCTACTACAGTCGACAGTAAGAAGCGCAACAAGAGAACTAGACGCAGTACATAATAAAATAGAAGCGGATTTAAATGCTCGTAAAACATAGTTACTTCCAGGTGTAGACTCTAAGTGCTTTTGCTTTTCCTTTAACCTCTATAGGTTCTAATTCTCTTAAAGGAAAACAAGAATACTTAGCAGTCTCTTCTCCTATTAACGTACCTACCCCTGCTACTTTAGTACTTGATTCTAATCTAGCGGCTACGTTACAAGGATCACCTATCAAACTAAAAGCAAACCTATCTTTGGCCCCAAAGTTTCCTGCTATACACACACCAGAGTTTACACCTATACCTATAGCAATCTCTGGAATACCTTCTGATTTAAATACTGCGTTTAACTCTATGATGTTAGCTTCAATTTCTCTAGCTGCTTGTAAAGCTAGGCTGTGGTGATCAGGTTGAGGGATAATAGTATTCCAATGGAACATACCTGCATCGCCAATAAACTTATCCGTACAGCCAAAGAATTTATTAGCTGCTTTGACTTGTACATCTAGTACGTTATTCATTATGTACGTTACCATCTCAGGCTCTACAGATTCTGATAGGCTAGTGAATCCTCTCAAGTCTGTGAAGATAATACTACAGTTAACTCTGCTACCGTTGACCTTACACAACTCTGGATTTAACTGTAACTTTTTAACCATACGAGGATCGAGGTATTTTCCAAACTGCTTTTTAACTAACTGTCTAAGCTTGTACTGCTCTCTAAATCTAAAGTAGAACGCTGTTGCACCTGTTATGAACTGACATATCAATGTCCACGTTACGTCAATCAGTAAACCTTTCTTTATAAAATATACACCCACTACAAAAGTTAGTATACCTATACAAGTGCTTAGAAAAACTCCAAGTGTTATACCTAAATAATTAATTAAAACCCACACTGCAACTACAGAAGCTAACAACATAAGTAACTCTGCGGCTGTTGCATAGTCAGGTATCTGTGGACTGTCCTGTATTAGAATTGATTCAGAAAGGGCTGCCTGAATTTTATGTGGTTCTAATAAACCTACAGGTGTAGCCAGTTGTGGCATAACTCCAGGCGCAGTAACACCTACGAATACAAACGTATCTGCAACATTCATTTCTTGTAGTGTGGTCTGCGGTGTGTCTACCCAGCTAACCCACTTGCGCCCTAAAGAGTCTACAGATATAGGTGGTAATCCTTGTACTCGTATCTCTTCTATACCGTTCTCGTTTGTTTTAATTAGGTAGGTAGTAGAGTCTAACAAGACCTTCAGAACCTCAGTGCCATATGCGGAAACCCAACCGTTAGGTGTACGCATCAGTAAAGGTAAGCGTCTTATTAAGTTATCTACGTCAGCTTGAGCTACCGCTATGCCCTCATTAGCATACTCAGATAGTATTGGAATGTTATTAAGGACACCTTGTACTGCATAGCCTCCGATGTCTTCACCCATTATTACTGTTCCTGTAGTCTTAGGATAAAGATTATTGTTAGTTTCAAACAAAGGCAGTACAGATGGTGCATAACTTAAAGCTTCAGCAAACTCTGCATCACCGCCTGATCTATCCGGGTGTGGGAAAGCAATCACCCAGCCTACACCTATAGCTCCTGCTTCAAGTAACTCAATTTGTATTTCAGCTAGGCGCTGTCTAGGAAACGGATAGCCCGCTTCTTTGTCTACATCTTCTTCAGTAATATTAAGGACTGTGAAGTTGCCACTAGGTTCTTTCTCACTAACAAGTGCGTCAAAGGTTTTAAGTTTTAATACTTCCAATAGTTCTACCTGAAAGGTAACAGGAATAAAGAACAACACCAACAATGTAATTAGTTTGTACATAATTAACTGCCTTGTTTAATATTAATGACAGAAGAACTGCCTCCGTTGGTAGTTATCTGATTTACTTTGCCCTCTTGTTCGATGCGTAGGCTGTAAGAACCATCTTTAGGTACTTTTATTTGCATAGCATCTTCTATCTGACGTAAGAATTCTAAGTTAACAGCCGTAACAAAAGTACTAATCTGTGTAGTACCATCATAACCCATAGCTGTACCCTTAACTCCATCGGCTGATAACGCTTTGTCTGCTTTACCTAGCTCGTCTACATCTTGTATGACATCAAGCAGGTCTTCTAAAAAGTTACCTGCAAGGTAATCAATGTCCAGCTCTTGATACTCTAAATCATCTTGGGCCAGATCATCCTGTTCTAGCTCATCAAACTCAAGGAAATCTACATCCAGGACATTACCTGCAGACGCAGTAGACTCTGTAGTCTCAAGGGTTTTAATTTCTGGAGGATTTACAATTAACATATTGTCAATCATATCTAGTGTTAGGTCTAGTATAACGGCAGGAGTTGGTGCAGTTTCAAAGTTGTAGACTGTAGTAGATTCGTAAGGTTTAGATAGAACAATCTGACCTAGTGCTGTGTCTACAGTAACCTCACCGCTTGATGTGCCATCAGCTTGAGGCAGTAGGATAACTAAAACCTCGCCCGTCTCTTTAACGGTGAGTGTAAAATCCGTTCCGCGTATGCCAATCGTTGCTGCGTTGGTACGGATGGTAATGTTATCTTTTGGAATACGTTTTGTTTTAGAACTTATAAATCTGCCAGTACCTTTGATAAACGACAAAGCCATCGAAGACTTATTAGGATCGGGATCGAAGATAAAATCATCTACAGTTACTAAACTGTGTTCCGTAAGCCTTATGGTAGTATCATCCCTGAAGGTAACACCCATCCTGCCGTTAGCAGTCTCTAGTCTATCCATAGAGTTAAGAGAAAAATCAATTACGCTTTCGTATGGCTTGTCTCTTACTACTCTTGTGTGTCCTCTTAGCTCTGTGATGCTTCCTATATCAACATCCAACTGCTGTGCCTTGATCGTCTTGGTTAACACAAACAGTACCGTTGTTACCAGAAGAAGTAACTTTAAGCCAATCGTTATCTGTTGTAGAAGCTTGGTCGATTGTAAAGGCTCTTGAGTTTCCTGCGTGTGTAAGGTGGAAGTAACCGCCTGCATA